ACATCTGGTCTTTCTGTGTCGTCATGGCTGACGCTCCTGTGTTCGCGGCGACCGCCGCCATTCGGGTTTGCGAGTTCTGCGCGACCTGCGCCGTCAGGTTGGCCAGGACGTCGTCGAAAGTGCGGATGCCGTCGGCGAGCCTGGCTTCGACAGCGTCGTTGTCGGAATACACGGCGGCTTCGGTTGCGAGCGCATCCTTGGCGCTCATGCGGCCCTGGCGGCCGACAAGATCGCAGAGCGCGTCGCGGCAATGATCGACGCGGCCCTGAAACGCCGCCCGCGCCTCGCTCGAGAGCGCCGCATGATCCCAGCCGTCCATCTTGCGGGTTCCGGAAAAGACGGCGCTGTATTTCAGGCCGCGCGTCTCATCCTGGGCCGACTGGTCGATGTGGATCATCACCGCGCCGATCGAGCCGACCTGGGCGAGCCGCGGGAGATAAAGTTTCTCGGCCGAGCCCGCGAGCGCATAGGCGGCCGAGGCTGCCACCGAGTTCGCGACGGACCAGACCGGCATCTTGGCGCGCGCAGCCAGGATCTGATCAGCAAGATCGAGCATGCCATCGACCTGGCCGCCCGGACTGTCGATATCCAGCAGGATGGCACGGACGCGATAGTCGGATAATGCGGATTGGAGCGAGGCCCCGAGCCCCTCATAGGTCGCAAAGCCGCATGCCGCGGCGAGCCAGTCGAACCGCTTCGAAATCACCCCAGCGATCGAGAGGATGGCGACTCCGTCGCGCGTCAGCGCATATTCGGACATGCCGTCGCTGGAGCGAACCTGTTCGACTTCGGCCGTTGCAAAAGCGCGTCCGCGACGCGCCGCCTTCGCGGCTTTCTTTCCCGCATGGACTTCGATCCGCTCGCCGGCAAGCACGCGCTGCCCAACCGGTCCCTCGATGATCGCGCGCAGCGCGTTCGGCTCGATCGCATGGGCGCGGCTGAACAGCCGATCGGCGACGTTCGGATAGGCAATGTTCATCACTGTCGCTTTCTGGGCGCCTGCTGCGCTGTTTTCGACGGCCGGCCTGGCGGCTCCCCAGGCGCCTCCTCTTGCTCGTTGTCACCCTCGGCATCCGGCGGCGGCTCGCCGATGATGGTTCGCAGGCTTTGCGTGCCCGAGAACTGGATGCCGAGACGATCGGCTCGCGCGGCATCCTCGGCGATGCGCTGGTCGACCTCGGCGGCATCGTTGCCCTCCTCCTCGATCACCTGCGAGCGCGCCTTGAAGCCGGCGTCGACGGCCAGGATCTCGGCCTGGCGATCCTTCAGCGGATCGATCCACATCCAGCGCGGCGGAATCCAATCCATCCGCAGATAATCGCGCGGATTGTCCGCATAGCCATCGAAGTCGAGCGCGCCACCGATATGCGCGTAGTCCATGAAGGCGCGAAACACCGGCAGGCAGAGCTGAACCACGATGATGCCCTTCTGCGGCGCCTCGGCGCGCCGCCGCGCCTCGATCATCGCGGCGCGCTGGTTGCCGTAATTGGCTTTCACCATGTCGCCGGTGACGCCGGCGTAAGGCAAGCCGAGCGCGGCGCAGACCCGGGTCAGGGTCCGGTACTGGAACGGCTCGTAAGACTGGCCACTGTCCGCCGGCGCCGCGGTCGTGACCGCTTCGCCCGGGAGCAAGACATGCGCCGAGCCTGGCTCGAGCTTGACGGCGGGACCGTCCTCCTCCGCGCCCTTACTCCCCGAGCCAGGTGCGGCTTTCTTCTCATTCTCGAAGAAATCGCCATCGGGGTCCGGACGCGTGATGAACACCGAGAACAGCGCGGCGGTCTTCTTCCGCTCGAGCTCGGCGTCATCGTAGAGGTCGAGCATCCAGAGCGTGACGATCGCCGGCGTCAATCGCGACAGGCCGCGGATCTGTCCGGCCTCCAGCGGATCGAAGATGTGCAGGACCTGGTTCGCCGGCACCCTCACCCGCTCGCCGAACTTCGGCGCCTGCGTGATATCGCCGGGATTGACGCGCCAGAAGTGATAGGCGACGCGTCGGCCGATCCTGTCGAACTCGATGCCTTGCCGAATCCAGTTGCCGTTGGAAAGCGGCATGGTGAGCCAGAGCGGCAACTGTTCCGACGGCAGCAGCTCGACCTGCAAAGGAATGGAAAGGCCGTCGGAAATGTAGCGCGGGCGCAGGCGAACAAAAACCTCGCCTGCAATGAACAATTCCCGCGCGACCCGCTTCTGCAGGCCGTAAAAATTGGTGATGCCCTCGGCATCTGCCTCGGTTACCCACCTGTCCCACAATTCGTGGACGGTTTTTTTCTGATCCGAGGCTGCTTTCGCCGCCTGATCGGCGCCGTCCTCCTCGACGTCGGGCACCGGTAGCGGCGATTTCCAGCTCGGCTTGATGCCTGCGCCGACCAGGTTGGAGGAAAAACACTCGACGGCGCTGAAGGCGTAGCCATTGTTGCGCGCGAGATAGCGCGCACGGGCGAGCGTATTCGGCCCGGACTGGTTGATTAGCGTGTTGACGTGGACGCGTGACGGAATCCAGCTGCCCAGCCGCCGACCCATGCGGCCGGCCTCGAGGCCGATGCCGTCGCTCAAGCCTCCGAAGGCCTGCGCGACCGCGGTACCCGCGGCACGAAGCGCTTGTGCGGCGCGCGCCAACATGCCTCAAAGGCCCTTGTCCGAGAAAAAGCGATAGGTGCGGCGGATCGTCGTGCCGTTCAGCGCGGCGATATCCGTCTCCACGTCCTTGATCGCCGTCTGGAGCTCGGCGATCGAACGATATTTCGTCGTGCGGCCGGCATAGCTGACCTCGGATCTGCCATTGGTGAGCGCTGACTTCAGCGCATCGAGGCGTCCCTGCAGTGTTGGGAGGTCGGCGGGCATCGGTATCAATCCATGTAGCCGGAGCGCGTCGATCGGCGCGTGAATTTCGGGGCTGGCGCCGGCGTCTGCGAAGGCCGAGGCGCCCGCTGGGGCGTTTGCGGCATGCCGAGCGGCGTCAGCAGCGGCGCATCGAACAGCTCGGGCTGACTTTCGGGCACCGGCGTCTCGCGTTCGGCTTCAAGGCGGGCCCAGATCGCTTCCGGAAGCCCACGAACGCCGTATTTGATCGCCGCCGCCTCGGCCTGCAGCATCGTGTCGAGGCCTTCGTTGGCCTGCGTCTCGTCCTTGGTCCAACGATAGACCACAAAGCCGTGCCGCTTCTCCGGCGTGCGCCGCTCCGCGGTCAACTGCCGGAAATATTCGTCGTCGAGCCCCCGCGGAAACGCGACATAACCCTGGGCGAGCGGATCGTCCTTTGCCAGGTTGCGATAGAGCGCCATTTTCAGCACCGACGTGCCGAAATTAAAGAACTGCTTGGCATACTTCAGCAGCTTGCCGGTGCGTTGGTTGCGTTCCTTCTTCACGCGGGCGAGCAGCGGCGCGGTATCGGAGCCGAGGCCGCGCACCATGACCAGCTGCGAGGAGTGATGCTTCCTGGCGAAGTCCCAGACGTCCTCCGTCCAGGCGTTGCCGTCGATCGCAGCGCCGTCGATGCCGATTTTTTGGCCGGCGGCGTTGGTCCAGGTCTGCTGCAGCAATGCCGTCAACCGTTCCTGGCAAGTCGCTTCCGAGATGTGGCCGGTTATCACGGTGTAGTCGATCACGAACCGGCGGTGATCCCGGCCAAATGCGACGAGTTGGCTTCGACGCGGTCGAGCTGGCAATCGAAGCCGAAGAACAAGAGCAGCGCGCCGGCGGGAACCGTGCCGCGCGGATAGTCGGACTGCGCGGCGCGATCGCGAAGCTTCTCCCAGGGCGGCGCTTCGCTCGCAGCCTTGTAGGCCTCGCCGGCGGTGTCGTTAAGAAAGGTCTTTTCGGCCCCCGGATCGCCCTTGACCCTCAGCCATTCCCGCGCGATGCGCTCGAATGATTGGAGATAGGAATATGCCGACCATATCCAGAACGAGCGATGCTCGCGCTTTGCCGCGGGATTGTGCGCGCGAAACTCCAGCCGCTCCAGCATCTGCCGGCGATGATGTTCCTCGATCGATGTGCCGCACGCGATGCAGGTGAAGTGCGCCTCTTCGGGTTTGGCGGGGTCGAGCGCCGCGTGCATGTTCTGCCATTCCAGCACCTGCATTTCGTCGCAGTGCGGGCATGGGACGTAAGGAAATTCCTGGCTGCCGGCCTCGAAACTCTTGGTGATCCTGCATCCCGGCAGCACCAGCGGCGTCGAGGCCTTGAGGATTTTCGCGAACTCATGCGCGCGCGACCGGCTGTCCGCCTGCGATTCAGGATCGCCGGCCGCGTTCATCTCCCACTTCGACAGATCGTCCTGCACCTGGCGGCGCATGGTGACCTGCGACAGCGACGACGGCGAATTGGCGCCGGAGATCAGGATGGCGCCGAGGCCGTCGCGATGTTCCTTCAGCAGGACCTTGTTCGAGCCGTCCCGGGATTTTTCCGGAAACAAGCCGCGCAGTGAGGCCGTGCCCTTCAACATCGGCGACAGCTTCAGCTTCGACCAGCGGCTCGCATTGTCGTCGGTCGGATGAACCACCAAAAAATCGCAGGCGTCCATCGCCATCGAGCCGCCGAGGAAGATGTTGGCGACGACGGTCTTGCCGATCTGCGCCGAGCCCGCGAGCGTCACCACGCGGCACGGATCTTCCGGCGACAGCGCGCCGAGGATCGGACCGACGTGCGCAAACCGCTCGACATTGAACGGCCCCGGGAACGGGCTCTCCCGTTCGCTGAAGACGATGTTGTCCTTCGCCCACTCGACATAGTCGACCACAGGCGGCGGCTCGAACACGCGCGCAGCGGCCTCCAGCGCCAGGCGCGCGGCATTCGCAATCT